TTTTCCATTCTTTCAACGAGATTCAGGAGCTTTTTCATCATTGACGTATTGTTCTCAATCACATGGTTGTTTGATGCTACTGTCTCTAGAAGTTTTGATCTATCTTCTGACAAATATTCTTCAAGTTTTTTCTCAAGCTCTTGTATTCTATTCTCATTTTTCTTGTGCCATACAAAGAACTGCTTACCCATGAAGTAAATTAAGGCAATCATTAGGATGGCAAAAATGCCAAGGACTCCATAATTTGCGAGTGATGTCAGATACGAGGGGAGTGGTTCTGCTTGAAGAAAGAGTACGTTCATGGTTCTTATAATTTGTATTCAATAATAGGGAGATATTTTACCCACCAGCAATCAATGTTTTCATTGTAATGAATCTGATACAAAGGTAATATCCAATTTCCATTTGTTATTCTTAATGGAGTAAAAATATGACCTTCGACATAATATTTATTTAATAAATACTTTCTCTCATCTTCATCAAGTAATCCACCGAGCATCTCATAATTCGATTAACGTAAAGTTTATTAGCTGATTAGGGTAAAATATTTTGATAGCTTCAAACCATCTATTGTCAGGCACGACCATACAGCCTGCCGACCAGTTATCGACAAATGAGCCTGCACCTGCACGATGGAAGTTTATTCCAAAATGTCCTTTAGTTTTAATTGCAGTATCTAGCTTTCTATCCTTATTACCGTCTCTGTATATCTCAATAGCACCTGCTTGGAAGAAGTATGGGGCACCTAACCAAAGTGATTTCCAATTCGGGGAAGTCATAAATCTGTGAGATGCGATGACTTGCTGTTCACAGGCTACTGCTGCTCCTGTAATTCCACCAACTGTGAGCGGATTGAAGATATAAAAGTCTCCAGGAGTAGTAGAGCACGGTAAAATCATATCGGCATTTCTGTTCGAAAATCGAACAACATAGTCTGAGAACTTATTATCGAAGCTTTGGTCTGTGCGAATCCACACAAAGTCATTGACAGGTTTTACCCATCCACGCTTATCCATCTCTGCATCGACAAATTGCTTTGTTCCTGCAAGGCTAAGAGGCCCGATTATGCCATCGATGTTACCTGAATAGTAACCTTTGTCTTTGAGTATCTGTTGAAATTGTTTCATTATTCTACTGGAGGGAATGGTGGCGATGGTTTAGGTTTATATTCTATCAAAGGCAAATCTTTTACCCACATAAATTCAGGATTAACGCAAAATTCCATTTCCTCAACTGAAATTATCCAGTTTTCCTCCAGGTCTTGGATTGGGTTGAAATAGCTGTCCTCATCATAAAGCTGACCGACCAAGCTATCTTTTTGTGATTCTGTTAATAGTCCTACGTATGTCATAGTTTAAGTGTTTAAACCTGTCTGGAAAGGCTTGTGTTGAAATTTTGTACTGCAGTATAAAAATTAGCTGCTTCTGAATCAAGCAAACCATCACCGATAGAAGCAAAAGCGCATTCTCTAATTGTTGGTTGATTTAAAGAATTATTAAAATTTTGACCGCCAATCCACATATTTAAACTTGGTCTTGCAAGTGCAGTATTTGTTGTTGTTGCTGTTTTTGTTGAATTTCTCCAACCATTTTCTGTAGTACCTAATCTATTTGAAATATAAAAAGCAGCTGCATTGCTATCAGTAAATGAAATATAAGCACCTGAATTAACAGCATAATAAGTACTAAAACTAAAATCACTTCTTCTTAAAGTTACTCCTATAATTGATGTACCATTAAAAACACCCATTTCAAAATCTTGAAAACCAGCAGCTGATGTTCTTGAATAAAAAGAAATATGTGTGCTGTCATTAACAGAATAATTGCTTGACATATTTAATTTAGTGTCAGCGTAACCATTAACACCTCCAAATAAAATACCATTAGAACTATGAGTCATACCACCAAAAAAAACAAGTCTAAACGCTGCATCACTATCTAAAGGATTTTTCAAATTCCACTTATGCGTTGTAGCCGTACCACCAACAAAAGGGTAAATAGCTTTCATCTTAGTCCAAATACCTGCAGCTTTAAGGTTTATTACTAAGTTATTTATAGCATCAACCTGCGTAGTATTTGTTATACTTGCTGCTGTAAGGAAAGCGTATGCGTCAGCATCTTGAGCTATAATTGAATTACTGGTAGCGCTTGCTGAGCCTACAACATTTGTGGCTGTTACATCACAGGTTATTGTCTGTAGTGCATCTGCTTGGACTAGTGTATAGGTTGATGAGGTGGCTCCTGAGATATTTGAAACTCCTCTTTTCCATTGATAAGTATATGTTATTGGTAATGTCCCTAACCAAGTACCTGTTGAGCAAGACAATGTCTGTCCAACAGTAGGAGTACCTGACAGTACAGGAGCTACAGTGTTAGATGGAGGGATTGCTCCTCCACCGCCACCACCATTACCTAATACAGGTCTTGATGTAGTTGTTACTGATAGGGTTACTGTTGTCATTTTACCAAAGAGCTAAGATATCTGATGCTGATGTTGTTACTGCCCCTGAAGGGAAAGTGTATGAAGCCCAAACCTTTAAAACTTGTACTGGTAGGAATGCTCCATCTTGTACATTGACAAATGTAACAATGTCATTACCTGCTGTAGTCACTACAACGTCTCCTGTAGATCCAACAAAAAGAACACAGCCTGTGTTCTGACCACCATTAAATGGGCTTGATTGATAGATAACATATGAGTTGCCGGCTGCTAAAAAGATATTGGCATTCAATCCTACTCTATCAGTTGCTGCTGAAGTGGCACCTGCTGTAACTGTAGCAGCCAATCCTGTAGTTAAATTGTAAACAATATCACCTGGAGCTACCTGCAATGTCAGGAAGTTTTTAGTTGCATCAACAAGGAAGTTAGCAACAGGACCACCTGAACTACCAGTTGCTGTCACTGCCGGATATGGTATGTCAGCATTATTTGAATTTATAACTGCCAATGCTCTACTTGGTTGTATTCTTACGTTTGCCATTATTTGTTATTATTATATGGGAATAATCTATTCAATGAGTCTCTTCTTTCTTCACAGCCACAGTCTTCTCCTGTAGCTTTTGATACTACTTCGACAATTTTCTTTATGCCGGTAGCTTTGGTGATTTTCTCAATGGTATCACCTATACCTCTGCTTTTTGTCATTATGCTCATAGCTATACTTTTTTTACTCTGTTACCCATACCCACCATTGACTTCTCTCTTTTTTTACTCTCTAGTTTTGCAGGACTAATCTCGCTCTTTGTCTTCGGAGTCTGTGCAGATACTCTCTTTGTCGGTCTGCAATACTCGTTTTTACCTCCTGCCCCACAAGGCTTATTTGTTTTTGTGTCAACCCAATTCTCTTTCTCCCATCTCTTTAGGCTTGTACCCTTCTCGGACTTAACGACATTACCCGATTGCTTGCGGCACTTAGCTATAGCCTGTGACGCTCTTGCCGATGGGAACACATCGTATTGTGCTTTTACTTTTTTATAGCAACTATCCTTCATTAGTACTTACCTTGTCTACCTTTAGGGTTACTTGTTGTATGTTTACCTGGACCTCCCCACAAATGCTTGCAAGCCCAGTATCTTGGTGTTAGTTTATCGTCTGCTGAGTCGCATTTATGTCTTGCCTTAAAGCTTTTTCTAGCTGCATCAGAGTAATTATTACCATAACCCTTGGCACCGAAGTGCAAAAGCTTCTCTTGCCCACCGGAGCAAGCCTTAACCATCATCTTTTTACCTGGTCGGTCTGATGATCGAGGGCTATTGCATTTCATTGTCGCTTTATTTGCCATATTTGCTTCTATAGTCTCTTGATTGTAGTCCTACTTTGTGAGGATGCACCTCTTCTTGCTTGGTCTCCTCTACCTTTTCCTCTTGCACCTCTTCAGATACTACAGGTTGCTCGATTACTTCATCCTCTACGACCTCTTGTTTCTTTGACTTAGCCATAATTTTACTTTTTTAAGGTTGCTCTATTTGTTAATGGGTTATATTTGTAGTTTGATTTTGGTTTTCCTGACGCTTTTGCCGCTCTGTCTACCGCTCTTTCGCTTGCGGTCATCGCATTTCGCTTCATTCCTTTCGCTGTGAGTGTCTTGCCGTCAGGATTCATATCACCACGCTTGATTAAAATTGTTTTTGCTTGGTTTATGGAACCAACCTGTGCTGCAAGCCTGCTCACAAGCTGGTCCTTCCCCATAAACCTTTGCGTTTCTAGCTTCATACTAGTAGCCTTTCTTCGCAGGCATTGCTTTTTTTGAAGCTCCTTTTGTCATCTTGGTAGTAGCACCGGCTTTCCCAGCTTTTTTAGCCATTGGAGCCATTTTGTCGCCACCAGCAGCCATCTGCATACGAGAAGACATTGGTAAATTCGGAGTTGATGATGTCTTTTTCATGATAAACTAGTTTACTATTTAATAATCTGATTGCCTAATGTTGCTAGTCCTGCTATTTTTGGCATACCTGCTTGCCCCCCTTTCTTTCTCCCCATCATTTCCTTGACTCTACTTTTCTCGGCCTGCATCTCAGCAATCATTTTAACCTGCTTATTGCTAAATGTAATATCATTCAGCTTTTTAGCTAGGTCTATGCTACCAGAAACAGGTTCTTGCTTGGTTTTTTTATCGTCCGGCATATGAATATTTTTTTATTTCGGTCAAATATAATAAGTTTTCTTGATTATATTTGTATAAAATTTAATAAAATTTAATAAAAATGGCTACACCACCCAGAGATTATCTGAAATATTACAAAGTAATACGTCAGTACTTCAAGGCAAAACACAAAATATCGCAGGCAGAACTGGATGTTTTAATCTTTATGTATTCCGAAGGCTACTTCAATAGAGAGCGATTCTCTGACTTTGAGAGGCTTTTACCCTGGAACAAGCGAAGATTTGACCAAATGCTCAGAGACGGATGGTTCGAAGTCTTTCGAAAGAAGGTAGGCCAGAGAGCTACCATCTACCAAATGAGTGACAAGGGGAAGCTTCTCATTGCTGACTTATACAGAAAGCTAAACGGACAAGATATCCCTGTGCAGAAATGCAATAACCCTATCTTCCTAAAAAGGAAAGCTAGGTACAGCGAGAAGGTTTACAAAGATATGATTATTGAAATGAACAACTTTAACAAACAACAACGACATCGTTCTCCCGAATGATTGTATGTTGCTCATTGTTGATGATCATTGTGAATGAGAAGCCCTTGTCGTAATAGACAATGTCACCCTCTTTTATCACAGATACGTCAGTGCCAGGTTTTACTACCTTGCCCTTTTTATATCTGAACTGACTGGCATCGTCTCCTGAAAGGATGATGCCTGAATCTGTTTTGATTTCCTCGTCAATTGACGATACGACTATATATTTTCCTATTGGTTGCATTTGATTGAATTTTATTTTAATAGAAAAAATGTTACTTGTCCGACCTTCTTATAGTACTTTAGCGTTCTAAACCATCTCCTATTCTTCTCGGAGATGATGCTCATATTGCAGAATGCAAATATTTTCGGGTCGCTTTCTCTGAGACCATTCTCAACTAAGTCTCTCGCAATTGCTTTGTGTATACTTGTTGGCTCTGCTCTCCACCAGATATAACTCTCTAAGTTCACACCGCTGTAGGCTCTTGGGTATGTTATCGCTTTGATGACATCGGTTTTCATCATCTCTGCCCTGACGACTGCGGAGATGGCCATGTATCTTAGACCCTCTACGTCAGTTGAGTCAGGTGTCTCTGACATTAGCATCTTCGCCATCCAGTCCACCTCAGTCCACTCAGCCTTTGGTTTTTTATTGATAGAGTAATCTAATACCACTTCCTCAACAATCTCTTGTACCGGCTCCTGCCTATCTTGTATCTCTTTCTTTTCCTGCATTGGACCGGAAAGGGAGAGTGCCGTAATAAACAAGAGAAAAAATATTGCATACTTCATATTGAATTAAATTTAATTAGATAAAAAGGGGCTGAGTCGCCTCAACCCCTAACGCTTAGAAAACAAAATCAAATCAATTTATTTATCTCCATAGCTCTGATAAGTCTAGTGATACCAATACCACCCCCTACTCTAGGGATGAAGTTATTAGTGAAGAACTCCTCAAGTTCGCTCATCACTCTGCTATGGCTGAATAGGTCGAACAGCTTCTCGGCATACTTGCCTCCCTCAATCGAGTAGAACTTTGTTCTCATCTTCTCGATGTCACAACCTCTCTCGGCAGAGCCAATGGTCTCCTGACCACAGAGGATCACGTCAATCTTTTTAGCAAGACCTGTCTCCTCGCTTCTAGCCATATTCCAGAATGGATTGGTACGCTCTGGGAAGTTCATCAACAACACCGCATCAGAATGGTCTTTATACAAGGCACCCTCTGTCTCGTTGTCAATGATACCAACACCATACTCATTACACACGTCCTCGTAGTTCATCTCCTTTACTCCCTCGAAGCCTAAGAACTGTAGCAGCTCATGCTCCATTTTAACGAGGTCGCTCATTGTACCATGGAACTCAAACTCAAACATAGGGAATATCAAACAGTGTCTCCCCTCAATTGGGTTCTTCTCATTGCGATAGCTAGTCGATACGCAGTAGAAACCTTTCTCCTGTGGCTGTGTCAGCAGCTCATGCTCTAACCACATCTGCCCAGTCTGCGGTAGCGGATACACGTTGCCATTGTATGCAAAGGTTCGAATATTAAATGGGTCCTCGCAGGCCGCCAATATGCTTAGCCTATTTTGCGTATGCACCTCAAGTAGGCCTTTATTGTCAAAAAACTGTCTTAGCTTTCTTACTACAGCAGTAAATTTATGTGCGTCAATGTGCGGATAAAACGAGGAATGCAAAGAATGCTTCATGTTGTGAAATTGGTTTTAAAAAATGAACTAATATTTCTTACCATGCTTGTATGGCCTTGATGCATTGTACATCAGTTTTGATGTAACATGGAAGTCTATGTCAATGCGAAGACCACCACACATATCAAGCAGCCGGATGACAGCGTCAGCTATCTCGTCCTCAAAGCTGTCCTTGATGTGATGCTTAAATGCCTGTACAGCGTCATCAGATTCAGCGTAAGCAACTTTATCACTGTAAGAGCATAGTTTCCCTGACCGGTGCGCTTCAAGTGCCTCAGACAGCTCTGTGACGACAAGCATAAGCGTCTCGCCAATATTGCGCTCCTCATCCCAGAATCCTCTGGCTTTATTCCCCTCGTAGATATTTTTAGCTAGTGTATTAAGCATTGGTCTTATTGTTTAGCGTTAGAAATCTCAAAGCTCCTACCCATTGTGATGATGGCATTGGTGCTAAGAATTGTTGATGCCACACTTACTGCATTTTGCAGCGCACTCCTTGTGACCTTGAGTGGGTCAACGATACCCATCTTGATGAGATCCCCGAACTCACCGGTCTTGACATTATACCCATAGCCGTCAGGTACCTTGTCATATTCCTCAGGAGTAAAGAACTCATACACCGTCTCAAAGTTAAGCCCAACATTTTTAAGTATCTGTTTGATTGGAGCCTCAAGTGCTGCGTCCATGATATGCCACGCCACATTTTGCTCATGGTCGTCAAATTCACCCAACAGCTTACTATGGTCAATCTCGAAGAGTGCTTTGCCGGCACCTGGAAGGATACCCTCCTCCAATGCAGACCTCACTGCGCATACTGCATCGTCAACACGGTCATACAGCTCCTTTTGCTCCAGGTCAGTATTGCCACCGACATATATCACACCGATACCACCGGTCAAGGAAGCGATGCGCTCTAAGATGAAGTCCTTGTCAGCCTTGCGCTTTGCTAACGCATGAGCAGCCCATAGCTGCTTGACCCTCTCGTCCACCTGCTCAGCCTTAGCTCTCGCATTTGACTTGAGCAAGATGGTCTTGTCAGATGAGACAATGACCTTTGCTGCATGGCCTAAGTCGCCATAGTTGATGAGCGACAAGTCGTCACCAGTTTTCTCACTGAAGTAGTTAGCCCCAACACTTATTGCGATGTCCTGCATCAGCTCGTGCTGCTTATAACCAAAGTTAGGCGGAGCAATAGCACAGACCTTGACATTACCCTTTACAACATTTGCCGCAAGGGTATTGACCACGTTCACACTGCATGGCGATATGATGAGTAGCTTTTTACCCTCAGTAATGATTGGCTTTAGTATGTTCTCAATCTGCAAGATGTTACTTATCTCAATGTCACAAACCAATACCATCACATCCTCAAATACACACTCGTCCTTTTTCTGGTCGTTGATGAACATATTTGACAAATAGCCCCTGTCAATCTTTAGACCCTTAGTGGTCTCAGCATATGTCTCATGGGTCTGGCTCTTCTCCACAGTGACAATGCCATCTCTCCCGATGTCCTTATACACCTCAGCGATAATTCGCCCGATCTCCTTGTCATTGTTCGCTGATATTGTAGCCACGTCAATGAGCATCTTATTCGTCACCTTCTTAGCCTTTGAAGACAACTGACTGACCACCTCATTGCACATAGTATGCAAATGTCTTAGCACCGCAGTGCGGTTCACCTCAGGCGTTAGCCTCTTAGTCCCCTCAAGGACCATAGCCTCCGTTAAGATAATCGAGGTGGTCGTACCATCCCCTGCACTGGTAGCGGTACGCTCAGCTGCCTCCTTCATCATCCTAACCGCAAGGTTCTCTACCGGATCAAACAAGTCAACAGCCTTGGCAACTGTAACCCCATCCTTTGTAACCGTGATACCATGTGTGTGATGCGGTGACTCTATCAACACCGTATTGCCCCCTGGGCCAAGGGTACTCTTTACTGCATCAGCAATCTTAGTGATGCCATCAATCAACTTGTTGCGACCCTTCTCTCCAAAGACCAAGTCCTTGGGTGAATAACCTGAACTGTCAAACATAATAAATTTGATTTGATTTGATAAAATGATTTCTATGCCACAAAGATAAAACTACTTTTTAAATATCCAAAACCGATTTTCATATTTTGAATTTCTATATTCTATATATATTTTATTATTTAACGCGAATTTATTTTTTAATTTCATTTTGGTTTTATTTTCGACATTTTCGACATTTCTCTTAATAATCAATTATTTATATCAATATAATTGACATTATATTGACATTTTTTATGTCAATAATCGACATAATAATAAATAATAATAAGAAATATATAGAAATGGTACACGACATCCACTACGTTTTATGTATTATTCTTGAAAACCTGTATTAAATATGTATCAAAAAAAGGCACCCCGAAGGATGCCACAAAACTAAACTGATTATGAACAACTAACTAACGCCTACCCTTTATTGGCATCATCATCATCTCCGATGCCTCACTCATCATCTCCCCACGTGCATATCCCTCCGCTATCATATTCACCTTCTCCTCATACTTCGCCATCTTCCTAGCCCTAGCCATCTCAGCGATACCAGTCTCTCCACATGGTCTATTGTTAATCAGGCGACCATTCTTCATAGTCAACCCATCTCCTCCGGCATAACTGCCGTAAATACTGTTCTTGATTCCATTTACTCTCATAGCTATAAGTTTAAATTGTTAACGTAACGGGACAAAGATAGAAAATGTTTTTAAATAATTATAGTGTTTGGGTACTATAGCGGTTTTGCGGAGCGGGCCGCGATCCGGAAGTGACTTTTTTTTCGAGGGGTGGGGGTGCTGTTTGGGCTGCCCTTGCCCGATTTTTTGGCGTTTTTGTAGGCATATGCACACGCATACACACGCGCACACATACACACGCACACACACGCACGTCTAGCGCACACGCGCACAGG